CCCTACCTATGACAGTTCTAGCAGTTACTGGAACTATAGTAACTACAGATTAATATGTTTTTAGGAATAGCAGCATCAACATGGTTAGCAGCAGGAGTAGGTATTACTACAGCTCTAAGTCTTATAGGTTCTTATAATCAAAGTAGAATGTTGCGTAGAGCTGCAAAAGCTGATAAAAGACAAAGAGAAGTAAAAAAAATTAAAGATGTTATTGATTTGAATAAAAGATTTGCTGCAATTATGTCAGAACAAGATGCTATCGCTGGAGCAAGAGGCATTGCTATGAATATAAATACTGATCGTACTCTTAAAGAACAAAACATTAAAGACATGGCTGATGCAGAGTATTGGGTTCAAAAAGGTGTTGAACTTGATTTAGATGCTATTGATTTTAGATTGGGTGCTGCATTAACTAATGAAAGTTTTAATAGAGGTGTCAATTTATTTACTGGAATTTATAACACTTTTGATACTTATAGGAAAGGATAAGACTAATGGACGCATTTAAAGGCAGAGGACCAAAATTAAATAGAGAAACTATTAATACAGGATCTATTACTCAAAGTAATTTTTTAAGTGCTGTTGCAGGTTCTAGAATCCCTACAGAAAAACTGCAAAATACTTTTACTCAAATAGCAAGATATCAAGGAGCATATATTGAGGAACAAGAAAAAAATAGAATTATAGACAAAAATCAAAAATACTCTGTTCTTCTTACTGAGGAAAGTAGAGAATGGGCAGAAAATCAAAAATCTAAATCTTTTTTTGGCGAAGAGCCTGAAAATCAATATGATAAAAATTGGAATGATTATAAAACAAATATTCTTAAAAAATACAAAAGAGATTTTTATAAAGATGATGATAAGGCATGGGAAAAAGGAGAAGTTGTTTTAAAAGACGTTTTAAATAGAACTGCAAATATACATTATCAAAATAGAAACAAAAAACAAAATGCAAATACAATAACAAATCTTGTGGAAGGTAAAAGAATTATAATTGATGAGTTAGGTAAAATGAAAGGAAATTCTAAAATTGCTTACAAAAATTATATTCTAAAACTTTTACCAAATTTGGCAAAGCGTGGTGCAGAAGTAGGTTATAATTATGATTTAGAAGAATACAGAAGTATTTTTTTACAAAAATATTATCAATCACATTTATTAGATGATTATAGCGAAGATGATGAATTAATAGGAACTAAAATAGATTATGATCAAGCTATTGAAGATTTAAGAGAAACAGATAAAGAAAAAATTAAACCATATTATAAAGATTTAACTGATGAACAAAAATTAGAAATACAAAAAACTTATATTGCTTTTAATAAGAAACAAAAAGAAAGACTTACATCTTTAACAGATGCTAGAAATGATAAATTGTTTGAAAAGTATTTTGATCAAGTTATAAGATTTGATCCTTTAAACCCAGACCAATATGTTGATCCAAACGAAATTTCTAATGCAAAATTTATTGGAAAAAAAGGGATTGAGTTAAAAAAACAATTATTAGAATTGCATACAAAATATTTTACAAAAAAAATTAAAACAAATCCAGCTGCTTATAACAAAACATTAGAGCAAATACTAGATGGTACAACTAGAGATTTAATAAGTAAAAATATTGTTATAGATGGAGAAAGATATTCGGTTATAACAAATCCATTTATAAGTGCAGATGATAAAGTATTTTTTAAAGAACTAATAGAAAAAGATGTAGCAGACGAAAGTTCAACAAAAGCATACAAAGATGCTGTTACAAAATTTAATTCACAAGTTAAAGAGTATGAAGTAAACCTAAGAGGCTCTCTTGACATAGCATCTGACACAATTTTTGCAACACAAAATTATATTAGTTATATAAATTTAAAACTTATAGAAATACAAAAAAAAATGAAAGATGGTATTAATCCAGACGATTTTTTTAATCCATCAAGTAAAGATTATTTATTTAGAGATATAAATAATTATGTTCCAAGCCGTAACCTTCAACAAGAATGGTTAAAAGATTCAGTAAATTCTGCAGATCAAAGTAAAATTGAAGATGTATCTTTTCCAAAACCCTCTCAGAAAGCTATAGAATTATTACAATCAGATGATGAAAAATATAAAAATGATTTTATAGAAAAGTATGGTATTAATACTTACGAAAAACATAGGAAAAAATAATGGCAAATATTTTTGACAATCCAAAATATATTGATGAACAATCAGAGGATGATATAGAATTATCTATTTCACCACCAAAAAATGTATTTGATTCACAAGATATGATGGAAGAAGGTAATTCTGTTTTATTTGGTGAAAATCAAAATGATACTCGTGAACA